ATAATGCTGCTGGTGGAGAGTACGAGGTAAACACAGTCTGCATAGATGAGGTGGCTGACATAAAAACACAAGATTACTGGGAATGTTCGGAAGAACTAAATGAACCAATAGTGCATCTACCAACCACTAAAGGGTTCACTGTGAAGTCGAGGTTAGATAATCAGTGCACAGTGGTTTGCAACAAGCTAAGAATGGAAGAGTTCCCAACCGTTGCTAGGCCGTCCATGACCAATGAGACTTTTGCTACACTAAATAGCATAACAACAAGACAAGGTGATGTTAAAGACACAGTGAAAGTGCACTCAACTCCGTCAATCGAGTATGAGTTGTTTAAAGAGAATTATTTCAGAAGAGAAGTGCTTAGTAGTGGCGCATGGAAATCAGAACCCATAAGAATATCAGTAGATGACACGTATGCCTGGGTGAAGAAACACAATTACCCAAAACTGGTGTTAGAATCTCTGCAAGAGTTATTTTCTGATGGTTTTGAATTTAATCCGATTAATGCAGTAAGAGTGCACAGTAAAGTTGAACAAACAACTAAACTGTCAAAAATGGCTAGATGGATGACTGAGGTGCAAAGTAGATCTATAATAGCTAGCGCGTATTGCATAGCTGCGTTATTCTCACCAGTGTTTGTAAAGATTAAGAAGAGATTCAAGGACACTCTAGTGGAAAAAGTTGTGTACACGGATGGTATGTCACCAGAACAATTGACAGCACATGCTAGTTTGTTTGGCGACGCAGAATATATAGTGGAGGATGACTTGAGCAAGCAAGATGCTTCAACCACACACTTAGTCATAGACACTGAAATGATAATCTACAGGGAAATGGGCATGGATGAAGGCGACCTGCTGATGTACAGTTGGATACACAAAATGTGGAAATGGAAAGGTACTGGAATGTCAGGCGTATGGGACGCTATGAGGTTAACAGGGCAACCAACCACGGCGTTGGGTAACGCGATTACCAATTTAATTACTCATAACAGATTTTACAAGAGGAATGAAAACCAAATTAAACTGATGTATGTACTTGGAGATGATAACGTAATGTTTGCTAACACAAAGTTAGATGTCAAGAAACATGGTACTGAAACAAAAGAGATTTACAACATAACGAGTAAAATATCGCAACGATACAGAGTGGGAGAATACTTGTCAATGCTAGCTCACACTTTAAATAAAAAGATAGAATTCTGTCCAAATTACAAGAGATTAAGACATAGATTCAGTGTGTGCAATTACTCTTTTCTGAAAGAAGAGAGAGAGGAAAAATTGAAAATGAGAGCTTTAAGTTACTCACTGATGTTAGGTAACATCAAGCAAGCTGCGTCGATTGTGAAATCTCTAGGTGTGAATTTACAAGATTGGTACGATGTGCCAAGTGCCATAGAAGCTAACAGTAGTTACCATGGTGTTAACGAAGAAGATGTGCTAAATGACATAGGAACTTTATGCAACATGCTAAATCGTGAAGCTATCTCAAAGAAATTTCCTTTGTGGTCATCGTCAATTCATAAAATGAACACTTCCATAAACAAAGTTAATTTGCACTCAAACATTCATGACTGAGAGGCACACTCACAACAAATATATTTCGTTTTCTAGGTAGC